GTTCCAAGACATCAAAGACATGAGGTCGGGGAAAATCAAAGAATGTGCGTGGGTGATGTTCCGGGAGAGTGCCAAAACGTCCCTTGCCAAAGCGTTCGTTATGTGGCTTCTGCTCTACGAGAAGAGACGCTACTTAAATGTTGACTCTTTTGACCGAGAGAACGCCGAACGCATACTATTTGACATCGTTTTAGAGCTTCAGACCAACGGAAGGATTAAATCCGAGTTCGGAGAGGTCTATAACGCCCCCAAGAAACAAGATGAAGTCCAGCAGAAGAGAGTAAACAACTTCGTTGCCAATAATGGCGTTCGTGTTGAGGCTCATTCTACCCAAGAATCCGTCAGAGGACGTATCCATGGACATCAAAGACCAGATTTCTTGCTATTAGACGATTTTGAGACAAACAAGACGAAGGATTCGGTGGCCTACACCCAGCAAGTCATAGAGCATATCAACGAGTTTAAATCAGGACTTGACTCAAGTGCGATTATATTGTATTTGGGCAACTATATTACAGAGAGGGGTTCGATTCAAATGCTGATGGATAGAGCTAAAGAATACGACAAGCTACGAATCAGGAATGTTCCAGTCATAATTGACGGAAAACCTAGTTGGCCTGACAAGTATTGCCTTACTGATGCTGAGAAAAGATACAAAAGAAATACAAACAAGGTCAGCCTTGAAGATAAGAAGAAGGAATTGGGTTCTCAGGTTTTCAATGTAGAAATGATGAACCTCCCGATTGACGAAGAAAGTCAAGAATTTTTCCAATCTTGGTTCAGACACACAAGTATGGAGGAGGTTGACAAGCTACTTACTAGGAAATTCGTCACTATCGACACCGCCGTATCACAGAAAGAAGAGGCTGACTTTACTGGAATTACTAAGAACTGGGTTGATGAAAGAAATAATTGGTACTTAATTTCAGAACAGTACAAAATCAATCCGAAGACTTTAATAGATTTAATATTTAGATTTCACGAAGAAGGCTTTGAGAAGATAGGAATAGAAGAAACGGCTTATAGCATGGCCATCAAACCATTCTTTGAAGATGAGTGCAGAATACGAAATAGATGGCCGAATGTAGTTGAATTAAAACACAGAGGACGAAAGAAAGAGGCCAGAATAAGAGCGTTGATTCCTAGATACGAAGCAGGAACAATATTTCACATAGGGAGCAGGTGCGAAGCTCTTGAAGAACAACTGATAAGGTTTCCGAAGTGTTTACATGATGACGTAGCCGACTCTGCCCAATATCAGTTCGATATAGCAGAAAGTCCGCATGGATTCGTAGAAGAGAGAGAGCGATACGATATAAACAAGTATGAAAGAATCAACAACGAACTCGTCTAGTCATTCATCAAACCAGCCGACTCGAGATATTAGACAAATTTTTGAAGAGCTAGAAGACCCTGATTACAAACAAAAGAAATTGAACGAGAAAAAGCGTGAAGAACGCAAAGATTGGTCAGATATAGGAATATGATTTTCGACACAATATCAAATGAAATACGCAGATACCTTGACGAAGATGTAGAAATCTCCGAGGGTTATCGTTTTTCGCAATATCGTTTGATTAAGAGGATAATGCTTTATGCAAATGGAGTTTATCCGAAAGGCAAAATCGACAAACAAGGCAACTACAAATACTGGATTGACATAGCTTCTCCTCGTATTGATGCGGAAATTAAGAATATAGACTTCGACCAGAACCAGATATTCTTGTATTCAGAGAGAGAAGATGATGCTGGGGCGATGCTTTTGTGTAATTTAGCTTTGAAAGAGTGGATGAAAGACAACGAACAAAGCGTTGCCTTAAACGACATAGTTGAACAAAGCTCTGGATGGGGAAATGTAGTCCTTAAAAAGATAAAGGGAGGATATGAGAACGTTGACCTAAAGAACTTTTATGTAATAAATCCTATTGCCAAGACTCTGAACGACACTCCAGTTATAGAGAGACATATTTTAACACAGTCCGACCTGAAGAGGAAAGAAGGAGTTTGGAAGAATATTGATAAAGTAATAAAGGAGTGTGGAAATAAGGGTTTCTCAACTACTCCTGATGGAATTTCGGACAGCAAGGAGACTCCTTATTACGAAGTATATGAAAGAAACGGAGAGATTTCCGAAAAAGAGCTTAACGAAGCTATGGGTAAGCGTGGAGGAGACCCATACAAATTCGTTCTCGCTAAAATAATAGTATCTGGAATAGATAAGAATAATAGTGGAGGACAATATGTCTTATTCGCAGACCGAATAGACGAGATGCCTTATAAGGAGTATCATCGTGGACGATATAATGGAAGGTGGTGGAGGCCTGGCATCTACGAACTTCTATTTGACCTTCAGACAAGAGCAAACGAGATTTCAAATCAAATAGCCCGTGGACTTGAGTGGTCTTCTAAGACCTTATTTAGAAGCAAGGACAGACTTCTTGCTAACAATATCTTAACAGACCTTAATAGTGGAGATGTTATCAGGAGCGAAGATTTGCAACAGATTGAGGTTAGGATGCAAGGAATGGACCAGCTGATTGCTGACTGGAACAGAATTATGAAACAGGCTGACAGCCTTTGTAATTCTTACGAGGTTGTGCTTGGAGAAAATGGCCCTGCCGGAACTCCATTTAGAAGCACTGCCTTGATTAACCAGAACGCCAATAAGTTCTTTGATTTTGTTCGTGAAAAGTTAAGTATAGCACTGCAAAGCGTGTTTCAAGACTGGGTTATGCCTGAGTTACTGAAAGGACTTAAAAAGAAAGACATTCTTCGGTTCGCTGGAGAAGGAGAAATGATGAACCGTTATTATGAGATAATGGCTAACGCTTGGTATATAAAAAATTTACCGAGCCTACCTCCTCATGATAAAGAAATGGCTGAGTCATTGAAAGCCGAGAAGATTAAAGAGATAAAAGAACGCCCAGAACAGTTTATTAAACTAGAAAATGGATGGCTTGATGGAGTCCAGCCTAGGGTTAGCGTGGTTATTGACGGAGAAAACGTCTCGCTACAACAGGACTTGGATACTCTCGCTACGTTCATAAACTTAGAGACAGACCCGATTAGAAGGACTGCCTTGATTGAAAGAGCTATGAAGAGAAAAGGTATTTCCATAGATGACCTACCCAAAACAGAACAACAACCACAGGTTAGTCCTGAAAAGCTAGCCCCAACTGAACAATTAAAGGTCGCAAGTCAAACACAAAATGAATAAAGAAGAGAAAAGACAGGAGATAGGTACTAGATATATAGAACTTCTAGGGAATTTCTTGACAGATGTTGAATTAGCACTAAGCAAATTCAAGGAAGAGAGAGATGAGTTAATGAAAAAGTCGGATAAGTTAATGCCAAAGAAAAAGAAGAAATAATGGACCCAAAGGCAATAAAAGCAGTATTAGACAGTGAAGCAGGAAAGGATTTGAAGGCTTACTTGCTCGAGAAGTTAGAAGAACTAAAGAACATTGACAATATAAAAGAGAGTGGAGATGCAGAAAGCATCGCAATAGAAATGAAAGCTCAGAAGAAGGCATATTACCAACTTATGAGTATACTACAAACCGTTATCACTATCCAAGACTCTAAGGAAGACGAGAAGGATGGAGAAAACGATTTCGGAGTGCAAGATAATTAAAAATTAAAAGAACTCTGCGTTGGTGGCACTATCATATCATCTAATGGGTGATGCGATAGTGCTAGCAATAGCATGGTTTTTACTTAGCAAAGGTTAAATAAAAACAAAAAACAAATGGAAGATTCCAAAAAAGAAGTAGCGGAACTTAATGAAAAGCCGCAAGATGACGTTATTGAGGATAAGACTGATGATGAGATAAGAGAATCAATCATCGAAAAGTTCGGTCTAAATGAAGACGAGAACTCGGAGTTGATAGAAAAACTTGTTTCACACGAAGTTGAATCCAATAAAAAGTTATCAACCGCCGTCCGTCAGAAGATTGGATGGAGGGAAAAGTTTAATGCTGTTAAGTCGGTAGAGACTACGGTCAAAACTGAAACTAAGCAGGATAAAGTCGAGATTTCCGATGATTTAATTCAGAAGAAAATCGATGAAACAATGGAGAAGCGTGAACTCGAATCTCTTGAAGTAAGCGATACGCTGAAGACTGAGATTAAAAATTACGCAAAGCTGAATGGAGTATCTGTTAAACAAGCACGAAATTCTAGTTACATCAAGTTCTTAGAGAACGAAGAAGCTAGAAAATCTACTGCCGAAGATGCTTCAATAAGCACTACACACAAATCAAAGACAATGAAGAACTTTGATAATGTGTCGCCGAAAGACTTTGACCTTTCTACCGAGGAAGGACGAAAGGATTTCGCAGATTACAAAAAATATCTTTCTTCACAAAAATAATATAAATGGCTAATTCGTTAGGAAATGGAGTTTTCAACCCTAGCCTGTAATTTGGGGTTATAAAATTTCCTCTGATTGACTTGGATGCTGAAACGCAAACAGGGCCCAAGCAATTCCTTCAAAACTAAATAAATATATTAAAATGTCAAATTTGACTGCCGCTTATATTGCGGGTTTCGTAGATGGTGAGGGGTATCTATCAATTGTTCCGTACCATCATTCTGTTAGTAATAAGATTTACTATAAAACTAACATCAAAGTAGCTAATACCAACAAAGAGATAATAGAATGGTTGAAAGCTGAATTTGGTGGATGGATTTATGTAAGAAAGTTCGCCAGTGATAAAAATTATAAAGATGCTTATTGTTGGCAAATGTCTGGTAAAAATTCTATTGATTTTCTTATGGGAATACAACCATATTTGAGAATCAAGAGACGACAATGTGAACTATTACTAGAAAAAAGCAGAATAGAATCTTCTAGGAATATGAAAGTTAGTAATGATAATAGAGAATATTCAGAAGATATAAGTAATAGAATAGAAGAGATATATTTAGAACTACGCAGATTAAATAAGCGAGGAAGGAATGTGCAGGGTGAACGACTGAGTGAGGAAACGCCGATAGGCGATGCGACAGTCTGAACTCACAGGAAGGAAACTGTGAGAGAGAAATCCGAAGAGGTTTCTCCCTACGAAAGTAGAGTAACATAATGGAATTTTGGGCGGCTAGCATGCAAGAAGTTTTCTTCAAGGAAAACGTTGCAATAGCTCTCGCAAATACGGAACTCCGAGAAGTTCTCAGCTATGGTGATGTGGTAAATAAACCTTACCGCTCTCGCCCTAGAGTTAAGGACTACACAAAAGGAACTGACATCAAGGTATACGATGTCTCTGGTACTAATGAGTACCTTACAGTTGATACTACCAAGATTACCCCGTTCTACGTGGATGACCTTGATAAGATTCAAAACAAGTGGGATATGGCTTCCAAGTTTGCTGCCGATGGTATGAGACTTTTGAACAATGTTCTCGACCAGGCTGTATTGGCTGAATATTCCAATGCTTCTTCTACCGTATATCTCGCTGATATTGGTGGAACTGGTGCTACTACGGCTATCCCGTTGGACACCTCTAATGTCTTCCAGGTCTTTACTGCGGCTTCCCGCAAGCTCGACCAGTTGGACATTCCTCAGGGAGAGAGGTTTGCCGTTATCGGTCCTAGAGTCCTTGAGACTTTGAGACTTTCCGTTGCTGGTCGTGAGACTACCTTCGGAGAAATGGTCGGAATGAACGGAATGATTGGTTCTAGGTTTGGATTTAATCTTTACTACTCGAACAATGTTCCCTTCACCGCTACCCTTACTACCTCTGCCACTATCGCAAACAATGAAACTGTTACGATAAATGGTTGTACTTTCACCTTTAAAGACTCTCTCACTGGTGCTGCTGGTGAAGTTTACTCTGGTGGAACTGATGCCGATACCACGACCAATTTGGTTGCTGCTATAAACGCTTGCTCTACTGGGGTTGAGGGAGAAGGCAATACTTACAGACTTCCTTCCGATGCTAATGCTTGGAAGATTGCGAAAGCTGGAATTGTTGCGACTGATAATACTACTTCTATTACTATAGTTGGTTACGGAGACATCTCTGTTTCCGAGACTATGGGAGAGAGTGCGAACGTCTGGTCTGACCAGCAACAGCACGTTCTTATGGGTATGAGAGGAGCTACTGACCTCGTTGTTCAGAAGACTCCTAGCGTTGAATTCCGTGTTGCTGAAAAGAGGCTTGGACGTTATGTCTATCCTTGGATGCTCTATGGAAAGAAAACTTTCGCAGACATGAAGGATGCGTTGGTTGATGTCGTCTTGGACGCTTCTGCTTACTAATCCGAAAACCTCGGCGGCGGTATAGGTTAAGCCGCCATAGGTAATTACTAAGCGGGAAACCGCAAACTATCCCGAAAGGGACAAAAAATAAATGGCTAAAAAATTAAATCGTGCTTTGCAGGTCGCTGGAGAATTGAAAGTTGTTGGAGCCTCTAAGACTTCAGTAACTGTTCTCGAATTCGATACTGCTGGCAACATAACAAAAGCAAAGGGGGCTACTGTCCCTACCGACGCTGATGCAGGTTACGCCGTCGGCTGTGTCTTTATTGACACTGATAGTGGAGAAGGAACCACGTTCTATGTGAACGAAGGTTCTACCACTTCCTGTGATTTCAATGTCGCCGCTGGTTCTACTGGAGATATTGAAGGAGTTACTGCCGGAAACGGATTGACTGGCGGTGGCACTACTGGAACTGTTACGCTTAACGTCGCTAATACCGATGGAAAGATAACTGTTGGAGCTAATTCCATAGACATTACTGCCGACTCTTTAGTGAATGCTGACATAAATTCGGCAGCCGCTATTGCGTGGAGCAAGATGGCTTCGTCTACTGACATTTCTACATCTGGAACTGTCACTGACTTGACCATATCCGGAGAACAGAATGGAGATGTGTTATATCGTACTGGTGGAGTATGGAGCAGAATTGCTGCTACCGACCTTCCTGCTGGTACTGCTTCTATCCTCGCCAATACCGTTACTCTTGAAGCTGGAGCTAATGACTATACTCTTGCTGTTGGTGCCGCTGGTGGAGCTTATACTCTTACTATTCCTGCTGTTGCCGGAAGCAGGTCTTTTGCTTTCATTGATGAAGCTCAGACCTTCTCTGCTGTTCAGACATTCTCAAATACTGGTCTTCACATCTTAGATACTAATGCGAGCCATGACCTTATCATCGCTCCTGGTTCTGACTTGACTGCCGACCATACATTGACTATTACGACTGGAGATGCTGATAGGACCATCACCCTTGGTGGTGCAATAACCACTACTGGCGACCTTATCACCGTTGGTGATGATAGCTTGACCTTCACTACTGGTGGAGCCACTAACGTTACTCTTCCTACTACTGGAACTCTTGCTACTCTCGATGGAGCTGAAACTCTTACCAACAAAACGATTGCGTCGTTCTTT